AGGTGCCACACGCCCACCGAGTCCACCACCAGGTCCCCCGCATCCCACGCGCCCGCGGCCGGGGCCCCCGGGGTGGTCATGCGCCCGCAGAACGAGGCGGGCTCGGCATCGTTCTTCCCGCCCAGGAGCGCCACCCCGGACGCGTCGAGGTACTGGTCATTCGTGTAGATGGTCGAGGACACGGCCATGCGGCCCGCGACCGTGACGCCGCCCGCGTGCCAGCGCTGGCGGGGGGTCTCGGTGCCGGTGAAGTCGGCGCCGCCCCACGAGATGATCGCGACATCCCCTACGTAGTCGTAGTCGATGGCGCCGCCGGTGGAGCGGAGCCGGTACGCCGAGAGGCCATCGGCCTTGCGCACGGTGAGGTTGTGCTCGGTGAGCGTCACGTCCCCATCGACGGGGCCGCCGGTCTCGGGGTAGGCGCCGATGTCGCCGGGCGCGATGGGGTCGGTGCCGCCGGTGGCGTGCGTGGTGGCGTGCGCGGTCGGGGTGCGGGCGTCGGACAGGCGGGGGTCCGAGGTGATCACGAGAACGGCGGTGTCGGCGATGCCGTGCACGGCCATGGTGTCGGCGATGTGGGCGGCGAGCGCGGCCGCGTCGGTGATGATCGCCCCTTCGGCGGTGGTGACGCGGGAGGCGATGCCCCCCACATCGGCGTCCACGACTTGCGCGAGGATCGGCGAGGCGCCGTTGGAGCCGCCGGTGAGGGAGTGCCCGGGTTCGTCGGCGCCGGTCTCGTACGGGTACCCGCGGGTGGTCATCGGCATCGGTGCACGCTCCTGTTCTTACGCCGTCACGGGGGGAATGACCACCCGTCCGACGATGTACCACGACGACAAGCGCCCTTCGGGAGACCACCCGTCGATCACCACGATATCGCCGCCGCCGTAGGCGGGGATCGTGCTCCCGAACGACTGGAAGGCCATGTTCACGTACTCCCGGCCGCGGAACGAGACGGTGTTCGCGCCGGTGGCCGCGTCCCACGTCAAGATCACGCCTTGCCCGCGGCGCGACCCGGTGGGATCGTCGCGCCCTTGGAGGTAGGGGGCGAGGGTGTCGCGGCGGGGCCGCTTCGCTCGACCGGCCATGGGCCTACTCCACCCTCACGTAGGTCGTGGTCTGCTCGCGGGTCGCGATGCCCGCGGCCGTGGTCACGTCGAACGGCAGGGTGAACTTATCGACCACGTGCATCTCCCGGGAGGCATCGTCATAGATGACGCGGATGGCGTCGTACGGGCGCATGGCGGGGTTCGGGACCACCGACAGGGACACGGTGTAGGGCGCGCCGATAGAGCGCCGCAGGATCGATGTGGCGGCGCTCCTCGCCTGCGGGACGGTGGTGATGAACGGCGAGGCGTAGAACCTCGGGATCATGCCGAAGGGGCCCCCCCACCGCGTCGGCGACGTGGGGGACGCGTCGTAGGCCACGGCTTGCACCGGGGGTATGTCGTCCATGCCCTCCCCGCGGGCCACCACGGCGTTGTACACGCGGTCGCGGGTGAGCTTGCGGGACGCGTTCACCTGGACGCCGCCGGGCCCCGCCTTCACGGTCCACACCGGTTCGGTCGCGTCCGGGACGTTGCGGAACAGGAGCACGCCGCGCTCATCGAAGTAGGCTATCTGGCCGAGCCCGTCGGCGAAGTCCACGAGCCCGTCGTAGCGGTTCTCTTCGACGGTGACTTGCCGCCCGATGAGCGTGGCGCCGGTGCCGTCCTCGAACTCGATGACCGCGTTCGGGTACACGTCCAACACCAGGTCTTCCACGGCCGCTTGCACGGTCGTGGTGGGCTCGTAGACGCGCGGGAAGATGAGCCGGGATTCGATGATGGTCATCATGCGGTCATCGAGGGTGAGCCGTATGGGGCCCTTCGCGGCCGCGTCCTGTGTGGCGTCGGAGATGCGGAAGTATCCCAGCGGCGACCAGGCCACGCCGCCAGCGCCGGTCTCGACGCCGCGGGCGAGGAACACTTCACCGCCGAACACGGTCAAGGTCTCGTTCGTGGGGCCGGGCCATGCCGCGGAGACGGTGAGGTCACCGGACGCCCACACGTCGGCGGTGGCGTCGAAGGTGACCCCGCCGCCGATGATCGGGAGCGGTTCCCCTTGGGGGTCGGTGCCGGTCTGGAATCCGATGGGCGCGATGGCCGCGAACCGGGCGGTGTGCGACCCGGAGATGAGGTCGGCGAAGGTGGCGGCGTCGGTCATCCTTCACCGCCCGAGAGGGCTTGGTACATGGCCGTCGGGGCAATCGTCGCGTTCCACAGTTCCGCCCACGTGGCCCATTCATCCCACAGCTCAACCCACGTGTTCACCATCTGCCACAACACGCTCCACGTCATGTGCGCGGGGGTGATCTGTTGCGCCGACGGCGGGGCGACGCGGGTGAGCGGCACTTGCCACTCCCACAGCGGGCGCCCCAGCAGGGGCCGCGCCTCGATGTTGTCGCCGGGCATGAACCACCCCGACGGGTAGGCGGCGAGGTTCCCGCACCCGGTGGGGTCGGCGTCCGGCGGCGATTGGAGGAGGAGCGGCGCCCCGTAGGTGAGGAGCCCGGTGATGGCGACGTTCTGTTCCTGCGAGTGCGTCGCGAACATCATCGTGAACGTCTCGGTGGAGCCCACGTCGGCGATGCCGAGGAGGGCGTGCCGCCCGCGCACGTCGAACAGTCCGACCCGGCTCCGGCGCGAGCGCGGCCCGGTGCGGATGCAACCAAGGTTCTGATTGAGCGAGGGGAACGCGATGGACTTGAGCCACACGTCATCCTGTTCGACGGTGACGGCGGCTTCGGCGACCACGAGCGGCGGCACCTGGTGGACAAAGAAGTTATCGAACAGGCCCGGTGTGCCGGTCTCGAACAGGTTGGCCCCGAACCCGATCACACCGGACGCGAACTGGACGGAGGTGCGCACCAGTTGCCACGTGGACGGCTCCGGGTTCGCCGTGTTCCACGCCTTCGTCTCGATGACCGTACCGACCACGCGCGTCTTGACGCGCCAGCGCTGGCCGAGTTGCCACGGCCCGAGGAGGATCGTTTGGGCGGCGCCTTCGGAGGGGATGAAGATGGAGAGGCTGATAAGTCCGGTGTCGGCGCCGGTGGTTTCGCGGGTGAGGATGATTTGGTATCCGGTGAACGCGTTGGTGCCGTCGCCGCGGATGGAGAGACGGTTCTGGCTGAACGCTTCGGTGAGGATGACGTCGTATTGCACTTCGACATCGGTGAACGCCTGGTCGATGTAGCGGCCGTTGTCGAATCCGGGATCGGTGAGGGTGATGATGCGCCCGGCGCCGTCGGCGACCCACCACAGGGCGTCGCCGTTGCTGGCGTAGGGCTCCCACGGCTGGCCGGTGTCGGCGTCGCCCCATGCGTCGGCGGTGGCGACGATGTGGGCGCCCGCGCCGGTGATGGTCCACGGGTTCCCTAGGGAGTCGTTGAACGCGGTGGTGCCGGTGGGTTGGGCGTCGAAGTCGGGGTTCGCTACGAGGGTGGTGGCGTTGTGGCGCACCTCCACGGCCATGATGGTCCCGTCCCACAGGGTTTGCTCCCCGTCGTCGCGGGCGCCGATTTCGATGGGCGCGGCTCCGGCGAACAGGGCACCGCTGGTGCCCGGCCGGACGGCCCCGAGCTGTGTCCAGGAGCCGCCGAGGTGGGGCGCGGTGTAGAACGTGACATCGCCGGTGGTGGGGTTGCGGATGGCCCGCAGTGCGAGGGCGGCCGCGTCGGCGTCGGGGGTCGGGGGGGCGGTGGACAGGGCGCCGATGATGGCGATGCCGTTGAGCGACCCGGACCACCGCAACATGCCGTCGGTGTTGAAGCTGAACCGCCACGAGCGGTCGTTGGTGTCGTCGCGGTACTTCGACGCCATGACCTCCTCCGTCGCGGGCGGCGACCAGTCGTCGCGGTACACCATGGCGCGCACGTCCAGGACCCCCACGGGGTCGAGCACGGGCGCGTCGGGGGTGAAGGCGTAGGAGCCGGGGGTGCCGTCGAGGTTGAGCCCGTTGGGGCCCGCGGTCCGCTCGAACGTGTCGGACACGAGCGGTTGCGTGAGCTGGTAGAGGTTTTCGGCGTTGGGGGCGTACTCGTAGTCGTAGACGACGGTGACGCCGCCGTCGGTGATGTTCGTGGCCCCGCGGACGGTGGCCCACGTGACGCCGCCGTCGGAGGAGCGTTCGATGCTGTAGACGACTTCGGGTAGGAGGTCATCGGCTTCGAGGCGGACGCGCCCGAGGTCGGCCATGTAGGCGGCGGTGAGCGTGGGCATGGGCTATCTCCTCCCCGATCCGGTGCGAGCGGCGTGCGCTAGCTCCTCGTCGTGTTCCTCTATCTGAACGTCGATGATTTCGGTGAGTTCGGTGTCGCCGATGAACACGCGCACTTCGATGTTCCCGCCGAGCCCGGCCCCGGCCGACATGGAGGACGCGCGGGAGAGCGCGTCGGCGAGCGCGGAGATGCCGCGGTCGCCGTCGAGCGGCACGACTGCCTCGTTCGGGTGGAGCCACCGGATGCCCTCTTCGAGGTTGACGCCGCCCTTTTCGAGTTTCGGGATGTCCGGGATGATGTCGTTGATGTGGAAGGTGGCGCCGCCGATGCCGGGCACCCAATCGGGAATGGTGAACGGACCGATTTCGATGTCAATGCGGTTCCACCCGGACGCGAGCGCATTGTAGGCGCCCTTCACGGCGTCCCAAATGGACGACAGGTAATCGCCGATCTTATTGGCGCCGGACTTGAATTTGTCGACCACCGATTGGAAGGCGTTCTTAATGTTCGTCCATACGTTGGAAAGGGTGTTCTTTACGGCGGTCGCGGCATTGCCGAGCGGTGTGAAGACGTTGTTCTTGATGAAGTTGTAACCGGCCTTGAAGGCGTTTTGAAGTACTTCGAAGCCGAGTTTCATTGCGGCCCAACGGGATTGAATCTGTTCCCATAGCCAGGTCGCGGCGGCGACGATGCCGTTCACGATGGCGGTGAATATGTCGGCGGCGAGTTGTAGCGCATCGGTGAGCGCGGTCCCGAACAGCTCCACCAGGAATTCGATGATCGGGATGACGAACGGGACAATGATCTCTTCGACTAGCCACAGTAGAATCTGGCCGATCAATTCAATGACGGGCGTCAATATCTCGGCGATGGTGACGGCCAGCTCACCGAAGATCGTGAGCAGGGGTTCAAGGGCCGGAAGGAGCGGGGTGAGGACGGCCACGAGGAGCGTGGTAAGCGCTTCCAGGAGTGGTGCCGCGGCGGTCACGAGCTGCGTGAGGAGCTGCGCGAGGAGCGGGAGCACAAGGGACACAAGAGACAAAAGGGGCGGCACGAGGGGGAGCACGGCGGCGAGGATCTGAGAGAAGATCGGCGCGGCCAGCGCTCCAATTTGGACGATGACGGGCACGAGGGCCATGAGGACGGGCATGAGCCCGGACACCAGCTCGCCGACCAGCGGCGCGAGGATCGGCAGCAGGGAGGACAGGAGCGCACCGAAGATCGCGCCGACCTGGTTGAGCGTCGTGAAAATCGTGGTGAGGACGGACACGCCTTCGGCCGACGACAGGAACGCGTTGACCGACTGGAGTGCGGCACCGAACGTCCCCAGGATGTTCCCGCCCGTGTCGGCGGCGACGGAGCCCACCGCGGCGATGATGCCGACCACCTGTTGGAGGATCACCCCGAGTTGGGAGAACACCGTCATGGCGCCGTTCACCCACTGGACGGCTTCGCCGGAGTCGGCGGCCCGGTTGATGAACTCCCCGAACTGCGTGATCATCGCAGCCAGCCCGGCCCCGGCCGCCTCGCCGCCGAAGGCGATGGCGATGGCCGACCCGAGCGATAGGAACCCCTCGAACAGGACGCCGAGCGGTTCTTGGAGGTTCGCGAGGATGTTGGACAGGGCCGTGAAGCTGTTCTCGATGAACGCCACCCCGGCCCCGGACGTGGCCGCCTCGCCGAGCCGGGTGGTGATCCCCGCGAGTCCCGCCGCCGCGGCGGTCATACCGGCCGTGAGCGGCCCCACGAGGGTCGCCGCAATGTTCAATAGGGTCTGGTCGAACCCTTCGAAGAACGCGCCCTGTACAGCGTCCTTGAGGGCCGAGAACTGCGGCGTGATTTCCCGCAGCGCCACCGCGGCCCGCTGCGCCGACGGCGCGAGCCCTTCGAGCGCGGTCGCGAACTCCTCCGCGTCGCCCGACACCGCGGCCCCGAAGGCATCGCCCACGCCGCTCAAGGCCACCGAGAGCGTCGCGACCACACCGGCGAGGATGCCGACCGCGGCCGGGGCGGCGGCGAGGATGCCCACCGCAGGGGCGAGCGCAGCCGCGAACTGGACGGCGCTGGCGGTGGCGGCGCCGAGGACGCCGACGATGGAGCCGACGGCGGTGGCGCCCGCCACGAGCTTCCCGAGCCCGAGCCCGACCGATCCGAGCGTCTTCAACAAGCCGCGCGCGGAGAGGTCGATACCGAGGAACCCGGATTTCGACTCGCCGACGAACCGCCCGAACTCATCGCGGAGCTTGCCGTTTTCATCGCGGATGGTCTTCGTGTCGTTCGCCATGTCGCGGGAGGCGGCGCGCCAGCGGCGGCGGGTCTCTTCGATCATGCGGGACATCTGGCGGTTGAACTCGTTGCCGTCGGCGACGACGCCAATTTCGGCTTCACCTACCCGCACCGCCGCACCCCCCGCGCGATATCAGACGAACAGCTCATCGATGGTGGCCGCTGGCTGTACTTCCGTATCGTACCCGGGCGGCGGCAACGCCAATGCCGCGTCGGCCGGGCCCCGGGCGTCGTCGTCCACGTTCGACATCCACGTCCGGTACGCGGCGCCGAGCCACACCGGGAGCGGCACGTCCGGCCGGAGCCCGGAGGTGTAGAGGAGCCCGCCGATGCCGGACCACGAGACCGATTGCACGGCGATGCGCTCGCCGACCCACCACGGGACTCCGGCGGCTTTCTCGAAGACCTTGCGGGCCGCCTTCGCGAGCTGCGCGGCGGACACGGTGCCGTCGTCCACGGCGACGCTCAACCGGTACATGTCGGCGGCGCCGTGGCACATGAGGTCGAACATGGCGGCGGCGCCGAGCCCGGCCGGGTCGTGCTCGCGGTCGGGAATGAACCGCCACCGGCGAAGCCACCCGGCGCGCTGCAAGGCGGCGAACCACTCATCGGCGCGCATCGCCGGGGCCCTGTAGACGCGACCGGCGACGCGCGCGGTGATCGGGGTGGGGTCGATGCCTTGCCACGGTTCGAACACCGTGGTGAGCCGCCCGGAGTCCTTGGGCCCCGACGGGGAGCCCTTCGAGAACCCTTTCCTAGGCGATGACGATATCTTCATCGTCATCCTCGCCGACGGGCTCGACATCGCCGCCCGCGCGGGTGAACGCGTCGCCCATCGCCACCCACATGTCGGCGAGCTGGACGTGCCCGGCCGAGAGCGCGTCTTCGGCCCAGTCGGTTTCCCAGTCGGACAGGAACACGGCGGACAGGCGCCGCAGCTCGGAGAAGATGCGGCCGCGGTCGGCCTGGTCGAAGTCCTCCCCTTCGGAGGCGGCCGTCAAGGCGAGGTTCATGCGGTAGTAGGCGGCTTCGGCCCACATGTATTGATCCTGCGTGGGGGCGAGGAGGGTGAGCGTCTTGTGCTTGCCGTTGTGCTCGCCGAGCGTCGACAACGGCACGTCCACGGTGCCCATGGCCGTGCCGGGGGCGACGCCGCCCGGCGCCGGTGCCTCGGTGCTCTTGGCCGCCGCCTTTTTCGCCGCGCTTGCCTTGGGCGCCTTCGGGGTCGCGGCGGTCTTCGCGCGCGAAGCGGTCTTCTTAGCCACCGCCTTTTTCGCGGCGGTCTTCTTGGCGGGCACGGGCATGGGGAACCTCCTAGTGGACGGGCCGGAAGATGAAGTTCAGCTCGCCAGCGGCGAGCGCGGCACCTTCGGCGAGGAACGGCCGCGGGGCCGTTCCCGGGTGGTTGACGTACGCCGCGAACACGACTTCGCCGCCCACCTCGAACCGGAGCACTTGCGCGTTCTTCGGCTCGATGCGGTGCGGCCCGGTCCCCTGGTGCACGTCCAGGGCGTACGCGGTGGCATTGACCATACGGCCCTCGCACCGGAATGCGGTGGGGGCGTCGACTTCGCCGGTGTTCCCGGCGCGCAAGCGGCCCGTGTCGACGGGGGTGCGCAGGGTCGCGTAGTTCGTGCCGGTGTTCACGAAGTCGGTGACCAGACGCTGGCAGCTGTCACCGGCGAGGCGGGCGGCCGCCGCCTGGTTGTAGGTGACGTTCGCGTTCAATGCGACACCGATCATGCGGCAATCGTAGCCGCGTACCCTCGATGAATGACCATCCTCGTATTCCCCCACGGGTCCGGTCGCGGCGGCGAACTCATGTGGTCGTTGCGGTCGGTCGCCGCATGGGCCGACGCCGCCGACCTCGATGTGGTCGTGGCCGGTGACATCCCCGATTGGCTCGACCAGCGCGCGGCCACGGCCCTCCGCGTCCCGCAGCGCCCGAACCGCTCCATGCTGAACGTGTGGAACGCGCTGGTCGCGGCGGCGAACCTGGTGGGCGATGAGCCGTTCGTGCTCATGAATGACGACTTTTTCGCCACCGGCCCCATCGAGTGGGCTCGCCTGGTGCACCGGGGCCCGGCCGCCGACCACATCGAGGACATGCGCGGCGACCCCTCGCGCTCGCCGTGGCGGTCCCGGCTCCGGCGGTCCGTCCAGCTCGCACAGCGGTGCGGTATCGCCGAGCCCGCCTCGTGGGAGACGCACGTGCCGCTCCCGACCTCCGGGGCCGCGGTGCGGAGCACGGCGGCGACGCTCAAGGCGCACAACCTCACCGGCTCCGTGGTGGCGCAGCGGACCCTACTGGCCGAACTCGCGGGCGCGGCCGGGATGGTGAGCACCGACCCGAAGCTGTACGACGGGGCCTACGCGGGCCCGCTCCCGGCGCCGTGGATGTCGACGGCGCCCGCGGCGTGGCACGGGCGCCCCGGCGAGGCGGTGCGCGGTTCGTTCACGGCGCCGTCGCCGTGGGAGCTACCGGACGACGCTGGCGCCGCTGCGCGGCCTTCCGGCCTGCCTCCCCTACCGCGGCGCACCACTGCGCCAGTTCGGTCCGGCGCATAGCGTCCAGCTCGCCAGCGCGCGCGAGAGCGGCCCGGCTCGCGCGCGCGTACGCGTCGGCGTCGGTGAGGAGTCGGCGCACGTGCCGGGTCCATTCGGCGGGGTTGCCGCGGGAGGCGAAGATGCCGCCGGGGCCGAGCGATTCACGGAGCCCGGCCGTGGCGGTGGCGACGACGGGGCGCCCGGCCGCGCACGCCTCCACGGCGCCCCTCCCGTAGGACTCGTAGCGGGACGGGGCGAGCACGATGCGGCTCGGGGTGTACACCAGGGCGGTCACGTCCTCTACGTGGTCCATGAAGGTCACGTTCGCGTATCCGGTGCGCTCGTCCTGCTTGCCGTAGCCGCCGCGGACGGCGAGGAACGGCGTATCGGGTATCGCCCGTGCGAGCGCGTAGAAGATGTCGGGGCCCTTGATGCGGTCCAAGTTGATCATGGTGACGGCGCCGTCGGCGGGCGGCGGGTCGGCGGCGTACCGGTCGGCGTGGAGGGGCGGGTGCACCACGATGGAGGCGGCGCCGCGGGGCCCGAGCTTGCGGTGGAGCCAATGCGTGTTGTAGACGATGAGGTCGGGCCGGGCGTTGATCATCTCCCGCGACCACTTGAAGTCGTTGTGAAGGATCACGGCCGAGCTGGCGCCGCACGTGCGGGCCGTGGCGACGGCGCCGGGCCCGAGGTGGTGGTGGGAGACGATCACGTCGGGTTCGAGCATGACGGCCAGCTCGGCGGCCGCGGCTTCGGTCTCCCGCCAACAGGTGTACCCACGCCGCTCCCACTGCGTGGAGCCGTCGGCGGGGCCGGTGAGGGTGGCGATGGCGTGCACGTCGTGACCGCGCTCGACCAGGGCGGCGAGCATGTCGTCCAGCATGGTTTCCGACCCGGCCCGCTGGTGGGGGTAGAGCCCGTGCACCAGGGCCACGATGCGGCTCATGCGCCGTACCCGTAGGCGTGGGCACGGCGCCCGATGAGCGACCACACTTCGCGGGGATCGACGGCCGGGACGGCGCCGCGGGTGTTGACGTTGCGGGAGGTGTTCTCGGCGGCGCCCCGCAGGCGGGCGGCGATGCCATACGCGGGGGGGAGCTTCCCGAAGACGCGCTCGACGGCGAGCGGGAACGGGTCGACCGACCCCGCGAACATCGTGTCTTCGAGCCGGATGGTGGCGTCAGCAACGGCCGCGCATCGGGCGTTCCACTCGCACCAGAACTCCACGGCCGCGGCCATGTCGAACACTCCGGCGACGGTGCGGGCGTGCACCCGCGCGAACGCCGAATAGGCGTTGTCCATTTCGGACTCGGCGAAGAACCGCGTACCGAGGAACGACCGCACCGTGTCGACGGGGTGGCGCACGACGTGGAGCACGGGCCCGGACCACCGGCCCGCCTCGATGTCGGGGAGCGCGAGCCACGACACGTCTATGTCCAGCTCGGAGCCACGCGGGCCCCGGTGGGCGTGCCAATAGGATTCGTGCCCGGCATCGAGCCCGGCGGCTTTGAGGACGGCGGCCATGTAACCCGTACCGGAGCGGCCGGTACCGATCACGGCACCGCGCGGGGGAAGCGTAGCGGTCATGCCCGGAGTCTAGTCCGGACAGCACTCCTGAACGGCCGGGCCGATGGTCACCGACAGCGTGCCACCGACGCATTGCCCGGTCACACTGATCGGCCGATACGCGCCCATCACGGTCTGATAGGCGAGGTTCCCGGGCTGGAAACAGCACAGGATCGCGCGCCGGAGCACCGTGGCATCCTGCATGAGGAGGTTCGCCGACACCGCCCAGTCCTCCGGCGACCCGAACCCCCCGGCCTGCGGCCAGCACCGCACGGCCCCGAGGTCGACTTGCGCGGCCCACACCGGGTTACAGTCCGCGGCGCTGGCGACGGGGGTGAGCTGGTCGTTTCCCGACGGGTAGAACGTGTTCAACCGGACCCACGCCAACCCCTCACAGCATTCGTTCGTGTCGCCGAACGGGTCTATCTGCGCCACCGCGTTCCCGTTCCCGGTCTGGTGGCGGATGATCGCGGGCGGGGTGTCGTGCTTCGCGAACTCCGTCTTGAGGCATTCCAGGAGCGCGTCAAGCGCGGGCCAGAACAGCGGGTCTTCAACGGCCACCGCGGCGCTCCTCTACATCGGCCAGCGCACGCGCGGCCGGTTGGGGTTGTACAGCTTCGGGCGGGCGGCGAGACCGTACGGGTTGTAGGACTTGATGACGCTATCAATCTCGAAGATGCCCGTCGCCATCACGGGCGTGCCCGCTTCGGGGAGCGTCGAGAAGTCCACCGTGGTGCCCATCTGCGTCATGGCCGACACCTGCTTGGGAAGGCGGCACTTCTGCCTGGCGCACGCGGCGGCGAACTCGCACGCGAGCATGTCGAGCGCTATTTGCAGGTCGGCCGGTACGGGGAGCCCCATGAGGTAGTTCACCGTGACCCCGGCCCCGGCAATGCCGCCGTTGCAGCAGGACGGCCAGCACAACCCGTCGGTGCGCACCAGCTTCACACCGTCGTACACCTGGTAGTCGGCGGGGGGAATGACCTCCCCGGCCGCCGACACTTCGAGGATGGCCGCGGAGTCGTAGATGGGGCCCGGTAGGCGCAGCTCGCACACGCGCTCGCAGCACCAGGAGGCGCCCATGGGGCCGTTGAACCACACCCCGTCCAGCAGGTAGGGGCCCCACCCGAGGCCGCGGCCGGAGCCGGGCACCACCGGGTAGGCGGCGTAGGTCGGCCTGGCGGGGCGCCCCGCGCACGCCTCCACGGTGACCTCGCACTGTCCGAACTGGCGGGCGGTGGCCGCCCACAGGAACGCGGCGGCGAGGACGGCGCCCGTGGCCTGTTGCTCGGGGGTGTATTCCTCCCAACCCGTGCAGCAGCCCGTAGCGGGTGGGTCGGCGACCCACCCGCACGGGCCCCCCTCGATGTCGACGGCGACCACCGCGGCGCCGCCTAGGAGGAGACGGGGGCGGCCAGCGGCACGCACCCGTCGGTCACGGGCGGCGGCGCGATGGAGGTGCGCCGAATCAGGTACGGCTGGTCGCCGGTCATCGGGTCGATGAGCGGCGAGGCGGCGCCGGTCTCGTCGGGCACCACGTCGAAGGGCCCGTCTTCCCACGCGCCGCCGGTCATGGTGTCGAACGTGATCTGTGTGGCGTCGGTGTTGTTCGACGCGTTCGGGGCCGTGGCCCACCGGCCGTTTCGGTTGAACGGGAACAGCAGGTAGGCCCATTCCTGGACACCGGCGGGGCACGCTTGCGCGCCCGACGGCGTGGACAGCGCCGCCCAGATTTCGAGGCCGAACTTCGAGGTGCCCCACCCGGTCGCGGACGGCCGGTAGCCCACGATGTCCTGTGTCTGCGCGTCCTCCTCGATGTAGGAGTTCATCATGATGTGGTTGAGCAGCGGGTCTACGTCGTTCACCGAGAGCGTGCCCGCGGTGAACTTATAGGTGGGGTCGGTCCTGTCGTAATACTGCGGGCGCCCGTTGTCGCACATCACGAGGAATTCTTGCGGGTCCTCGAACTGGTCCTCCCAGGTGTAGGACACGAGGCAGTCGCGGACGTAGACCACGCACGCGTCGGGGTCGCCGTCGTAGGCGACCACCCCGCAGTCGTCCAGGATGGTCCACCGGGCCCGCACCGTGTAGCGCGGCCGGAAGGTGCGGTTAGCCATCGGACTCACCCTTCCCCTTCTTGGGAGCCTTGCGGTTGCCGCCCGCGGTGTAGAGCGTCATGAGGTATTTGATGCCCACCGCGGTCTCGACCTCCACACCCTGAACGGAGCCCTTCACGAGCTTCACGGTGGCTTCCGGCACCACGTCGAGGACTTCCGACGCCAGCTCCGCGGGATTGATCCACGCTTCGCCGTCGCCGTCGTCGCGCCGGGATTCGATGATCATCATGGTTACAGAACCCCCAATTCGATGGTGGCGGTGAAGCACTCCCACGCCACGATGTAGTCCCTCTGGCCGACCATCTTGTATAGGTTGTCGCCCCGGTCGAGCGCTTCGGCGGCTTCCGGGATGAACGGTTGCGGCGCCCGCCAGACCACGGTGAGCCCGGTGATGAACGCGTGGTCGGTCAAGCTCGCGTTCGGGGCCACGATGGTCCCGAGGTTCGTGCGCCACACGCCCGTCGCCGACTCGCGGGTGATGAGGTATTCGGAGGCGAGGTAGGCGAACGCGCCGATCGGCAGGTGCATCGTGGCGGTGAGCCCGTACCCCTGCGTGGTGTACGCGTAGGTCTCCATCGCCGAGACCGCGGCCGCCATGGTGGCCGCGGAGCCCAGGTCGAACGCCGTGGTGGTCGCCAGGTAGGCGGCGAGCGCGGCTTCGAGGAGCCGCGGTTCGGACACTTCGAGGCGGTCGAGCATGAGTTCTTCGACCTGCGCGCCGTTCTCGAACCCGGACGCTTGGCACTCGAAGCGGCGTTCGAGGACGGTGGCGAAGCCGTCGGCGATGTCGAGCGGCCCTTCCGGGACGCCGAAGGCCCCGCACTCGGGGATGTACGCCGTACCTCCGGGACCGCACCAGGGCACGGTGTAGCGGAGGTCGACCAGGCGCGCGCCGTCGGGCATGTCGAGCGGCCCGACGGCGGCGTTCAGCAGGCTGTAGCGCAGCGCCGCCTTATTGGTAGGCGGCGCTGCGAGAGCGATCGGCGGTGCGATAGCCACGGCGAGGCCCCGTTAGGAGGTGGCCCCGGCGGAGCAACCGCACGCGCACGGGTCGAGCGTGACGGTGTACTGGCGCGACAGGGCGCACATTTGCATCGCGCTCCACCCGTCCTCCACGAACAGGGCGGTGTAGCTGTTGGTCTGGAGACCCGCGGAGTCGTAGATGGTGTCCAGCTCGATCACCGGGAGTTCACCGAGGACCCACGTGCCCGCGGGATAGGCGATGAAGTCGGCTTCGGTCGGGAGCGCGGCGAGCGCGGTCGGGCCGCCGGGGAGGCCGGTGGCCGGAGTGACCACGTGGGCGTCCTGGTAGCCGTACACGAAGTGGACCGTGTAGTTCAGCTTCGCGAACTGCGCTTGCATCCACGAGTCCGCCTTCACCGGGTCTTCAAGGGCGCGGCGGCGCATGACAGCGTGGCGCAGCTGCGGGAGGACCCACGCGGGCACGACAGCCTCCCACTCGGCGTTCACGGACATGTACTGGTTGTAGCCCATGTCGTAGCGGGCCACGTCCAGCCCCGCCAGGAAACTGGAGAACGCGTCGTCGTCGTCGCACGAGGCGAGGACCGTGGCGGGGCCGGAGGCGGCCGCAATTTGCGCGATGATCCGCGAGTTCGTCTTGTGCATCTTCACCGCGAGCGCGCCCGAGATGAACGATTCGACCGATTCTCCCCACGCGCGGCGCTGGAGAATGTCGGCCGTGATGCACAGCCAGTCCACGTTCAGGCACACCGTTTCCGTGTCGAGACACGGGATTTCCACGCACGTTTTCGTAACGCCCGCTTCGAGTTCCGCGCACGTCGCGGTGTTGTCGCCCACGAGCGTGTAGATGTCCGAGAAGTCGTAGCCCTGCGCGAACTGGACGGAGCCGCGCGGCACCGTCCGGGTGGGGAGCGCGAGGCGCCCGTCCAACGACCACTGCTCGCACACCCCGTAGAGCGATTCTTCGGGGGCGCACCACGCGGCGATGAGCGTGTCACGGGCGGTGCCGCCGACCGCAGCGATACGCCCGGCGCGGAGCTGCGCCACCCACTCGTCCGAGGCACGCTGCGCGATTTCGCGGTTCAGCTCCTCGTTACGCGGGTGGAACTCCTCCCGACCCGCCGACGCGCGCTCGATGCGCGCGACGCCGTGCCGCTGGTGGCCCCCCGAGAGGAGCTGCATTTGCCCGGTCGCCGCGAACCCGCCGCCGGGCAACGGCTTCATGATGGCCGCGGCCTTGAGGTCCACGGGCTTCGTGAGCACCGGGCCCGAGCCGCCCCGGGTCGGGGTCGCGTAGTTCTCCACGCGGCCCGCCAGCGCCCGCATGAGGTCGCCGCGAGTGCCGAGCGACTGTCCCTTGGCGTAGGAGCCGAAGTCGGCGGCCGCCACCATGACGGGCCCGACGGGCTCGGCTTCGGGGGCGCCGGTGCCGACGCCCGCTCCGGCGAGGTCAGCAACGGAAGGTGCAGCACCACCGCCACCCCCCGACGGAGGTTCCGGGGCCGCGGGGGTCTCGGACTTGATGCGGTCGGCGACGGAGTTGAGCAACGTCTCGACGGACTTGAGCACGGCCGCGCTGGCGTCGCCCTCGCCGTCGGGGCCGTCGGCGTCGGGCTTGGGCTCCGGCTCGCCGTCGCCATCGTCGTCGCTGTCGTCGGCGGCCGCGGGGGTGCCGAGCGCGGTGAGCGCGGCGCGGGCCGCGGCGGCGTCGTCGGCGGTCGGGGCCGCGGGGAGCGCGTTGAGTGCGTCGGTGCTCTCGGTGGCCCACGCGATGAGGTCGCGGGAGTAGGCGAGGTCGTCGTCCGAGTAGTCGCCCTTTTTCGCGGCGAGTTCGTTGGCGGCGGCGATGACCTTCGTGTTCCACTCGGCGAGCTGTTCGGGCGTGAAGTCGCCGAAGTTCTCGGGGCGCTTGAGCTTGCCCATGAGGATGCCTCGTTTCGTGATGTCTGCGGACACGGGACAGGTAGCCTGTCGGCCCCGCTGTCCCAGGCATCACGAGTCGGGCTGTACCGCGAGGTTAACACGACAGGAGCCCCGGGCGCCTCAGTCACGAGGGTTGGGCACCCCGAACAGCCGTTGGTGGAGGTTCTGGCAATAGCCCCATATGTCATCGCTCGACATGTCGGTGGAGGGGACCTCTTGGGAGACCTCGCGGTGGCACCGCGTGAGGTCCCCTTCCGTGCCCCACCGGATGCGGGCCCCGCCGGGCCCGGTCGTCCAGTACCGTTTCAGCCGCTCGGCGTCGCCGACGGCCGCCACATCGGCCAGCGCCGCGCGGGCGTCTTGCTCATTCTGATTCGGGTTCCCCACGGTTCGGTCCTCCATGTCGTGCAAGGGCGGCGTTCGCCGTCATCATGGCGTAGTCGACGTGCGTGAGCGCGAGCGCTTTCTCACGCGAGTCCGGGAGGAGCTTATTGAACTCGGCGGCGAGGTCGCCGGTGAGCGCGCGCACGCGCTCGTGCGCCTCGCGGGCGGCGTCGTCGGCCGGGGGGTGGAAGGCGTGGCGGTTGGCGAGGTCGTCGGCGTCGAACACGGGCTAGTCCTTCGCTGTCGAGATGTCGTAGCACGGCTTCACGGCCGCGTCGGGGTTCGTGTTGTCCCACGCGGGGTCGGCGGCGCTCTCGTAGGTGGCCTCGAAAATATCGGGCTTGCAGGGGTAGAACTCGCCTTGCACGCCGCGGATGATCCAGTCACCGAGCCGGGCGTGGTGCACGCCTTCGAGGGTGGCGATGAGCATGTCGCCGGTGGCGGGGTCGATGCTCACCCCGGAGGCGGGGGGCGGGTCGGTGTACGGCTCGAACGATCCGAGCGTGTTCGCTTCTACCCACTGGTAGACCGCGTGCGTCTCGGCGGTGGTGCCGGTGAAGTGCATGGCCTCGATGACCACGGGGCGCTTGCGGAAGTGCTTGACGGTCATGGGCTACGCCTTCGGCTTGGGTCGGGAGTTCACGGGCGCGGAGGGGACGCCGAGACGGCGGCGGGCTTGGAGCGCTTTGAAGTGCGATACCTCCACCACCTCCTGTCCGTCGGGGCCGGTGAAGTACCACTCTTTCTGGCATGAGGAGCAAGCCATATCGATAACCTCCTATTTGCGGGTGAGGGCGGCGAGCTGGCCGCGGGTCGCCGTCGAAGCCAGATTACGCCGCGCTTCCCCGGCGGCGCGCTCGCGCGCGAGTTCCTGGCGCACCACGTCGCGCACGCTCGGCTCGGCGGCGGGGCCGGAGACCGGGCCCGCGGCGGCGATGAGGGTGAACCCCATGTCGTGCTTCGTGCGGTGCGTGAACCCGGGGAGGCCGGAGGCGAGCGCGAGCACGTCGACCATCTCGGAGCCGGTGCCCCACGGGCGCCAGTCGCCGGACCACATGCGCCGGTCGAGCACGCGGGCGGCGGCGCCGGGGAGCCCGTCGCGGAGGACGCCCGCGGCCCACACCGAGCCCGCCTCGTTCTGGCCGATGAGGACATCGGCGATGGTGGTGAGCTGGTCGTAGTGCGCGATGGCCGCGGCCGCCGAGCGCTCGTTCGGACAGTAGTGGTCGTCAAGGTTCGATGTCGCGTGGCAGGTGCACCCGGTGCCGACCTGCCCGAACCCGGAGGTGACCCGGCCGACCTCAAGGCCACCCTTGTCGGTCATGACCGCGTACCGGTTCGCGACCTGGTATTCCGACGGCGACTCCGGCGGGGTGAGGCACCCCATGGGGGCGTTGCGGTGGCAGGCGGCGAGGTTCGTGATGTGGCCGAAGAACCTCCGGCCCTCGATGCGGTATCCGGGCTGGTAGCCGTCAAGGTCGGGTTCGGCGAACGCGTCGGCGGGCATGGGCTCGCGGACCGTGGCGAGCGCCGCGGCCACGAGCACGTCTTCGGCGCTGGCGTCCTCCGGCTCGGCGTCGTCGTCGTCCACCCACGGCACGGTGAGGTCGGTGCCGTTGGCTTCGTTCACGCGCTCGTAGAGGGTCGCGATGATGCCGCGGAGGGTTTCGGCGGCGTCCTCGGGGATGGAGCCGTCACCGTTGTGCACGATGTCGGCGGCGTCGATGACGGCGGCGGGCACGAGGGTGAGTTCGCCGTCGATGGCGTCGGCCACGCCGAGTTTGTAGGAGGCCGCGTCGGCGGGGTCGGCGTCGTCGGCGCGGTACAGGAACGCGTTGCCGTAGCACAGCCACGGTTCGCCGTCCTCGCCTTCGGCGGCGGCGTTCACGCCGCAGTGCTCGGCGACGCGTTCGGCGGCCGCGGCGCTGTCCCACGGGTGGTCGGCGGGGGCGACGGGGTAGCCGTCTTCGGGGCCGGAGTTCGTGGCCGCCACGATGGGCTCGGGGTTGGGGGCGTCGTCGGAGCCGTAGATTTCGGCCGGGTCGGTGTTACCGGTATCCGCGGTGTCGCGGATGGTGATGGTGGTCCCGGTGAACCCGGGCGTGGACACCAGGGTCACGCCCGCGATGTCGACGGCCGTGAGCGTTTCGGCGCCCTCCCCTTCGGCGGCGCCGACCTCGATCACGTTCGGGTCGACCGACGGCCAGATGGAGCCCGAGCGCGCGAGTTCGATGGCTTCGGCGATGGGGCCCTGTAGGCGTTCGAGGTTCGCGCGGCCGTCGAAGAACTCGCCGGTCATGTTCACGGCGCCGTCTTCGGCCACATCGAGCGTGTAGATGTCGCCGACGCGCACGGCGCCCATGTGGGCGGGCACGTTGTCGGGCTGGTAGAACAGCGCCGCGGGGAGCTGCAAGGCGCCCCACAGCGCGTCGGCGAGCGCGTCGCCCCTCATGTCGCGGTAGGACTGCCCTTCGCGGGTGACCACCATGTCGTAGGTCGTGCCCATCGTCGTCTCCCTAGGCTCGGCGGGCGATGTTCATAGTCTGGCCGGGGCGCACGAGGATCGTGGTGCACCGGCACTGGATGACCTCTTCGGGAGGTCCGGCGGGGTCGCCGGGGAAGCGTAGGAACGCGTCGCCGACGGCGAACACGCCATCGAGCGGGGCCCTCTGGCCTTCGGCGGCGACGTGCGTGGGCCGCGTCCGGGTGTCGAATGTGGACACCCATATGCGTTCGAAGTCGCCGCCGAGCCGACCGGCGACGGCCACGTGGCCGTCGAAGCGGCCGCCGTTCAGGGCGCCGATGGTCTCGGTGCGGGCGACCACCGCGGCGCGGTTCTCCCAATAGGGGGTGCCGGTGGTGTCGAAGATGGCTTCGATGAGCGCGGCGAGGTCCACGCCGCTCGTGCCCGCGTTCACCGCCTTCGCCACCTCGGTGCGCACCCGCGTGTAGACCTCTTCGGCGACTTGCGCGAGCTGGTTGCGGCGGGTGAGCGCGCGGGCCACGGCGAGCGCCCGGGTGTCGAGCGTCCAGGGGGTGCCGCCGGTGGCCGACTCGTAGCCCTGCTCGGCGGTGGGCACGATGTGCTCATCGGTGAACTCCGTCATCGCGTCCCACCATGCCGGGATGAGCGCGGGAACCACGGAGGGATCGTAGCGGGACTCGCGCATCCGGTCGCGCACCAAACCCAACCAATCCCGTAGGAAACCTAGGAACGCTTTGAACATGCGCGCTTCGGCGGCCGCGGCGTCCAGGAACGCGGCGAGCCGTTCGGGGAGCCACGGGTCATGGCCCCGACCGTTCCACACCGGCGGCTCATCGGGCATGTGCGACTCCCGCGGTGATCCCCGAGAACGAGAGCACGGCGGCGAGCGCTTCGGGCTCGTGGTCGCGGCCGCGGGTGAGGAGTTCGAGGGTGTAGGCGTGGAGGGCGTTGGCGAGTTGGTCGGTGTCGACGCCGAGCCCGGCCGCGTAGGTCGGCACCGTCGACCACGCGCCGTCGAGCGCGCGGTGGGCCTGCCCGCGGTTGGGGGCGCTGGCGAGGGTGGTGTGGAGGCGGGAGCGGTCGGCGCCGGACGGCCAGGAGCGCGCGAGGCGCCCGCCCGCGAGTTCGAGGGCCCGGTGGACCGCGGCGTTCGCGATGGCCGTGACGGCGGCGTCGGGGTCGGTGAGGGCGGCGGCCGCCACCATGGCCTCATCGGCGGCGGGTTGCTCGGGGGCGGCTTGCACGGCGCGGGTCTCGGCGGCCGGGGCCGGGCGCTGCGCGGGGGCGGTGGTGGACTCGATGACCACGGGGGCGGCCCGCTCGCCGAGCCCGGCGAGGCGGGCGAGTTCGCCGGTGGCGAGTTCGGGGTGGGCCACGATGAGTTCGCGCGCGAGTGCTTTGGCGCGCTCCTGTTCGGTGGGGGCGTCCTCTTCGGTGAAGTCGCCGGACTTGCGGGTGGCTTCGGCCGACAGCAACCCCAGCTCGAACAGCTTCACGGCGTCGCCGAAGCGGTCGGCGCGGACGCGGAGCGGCGTGGTGTCGAAGGCGTAGGCGTACCCGTAGGGGTCGAGCCGCCCGTCCTTGGTGAGGCCGGGGCGAAGGTAGATGTTCGTGATGGACGCGGCGATGCGCGAGAGCACGGGCTCGTAGTGCGTCGTGATGGTCTCTTCGGCGATGCGCCAGAGATTCCAGTGGTTCGTGTTTCCCGCGCCTTCAAGGGTTTCGATGGGGGCGTCGAACGCTTGCGCGAGGGCGCGAATCTTCCGGTCGGACAGCTCGCCTATGGACGCCGACAGGTCGGACCAGAAATTGAGGAGTCGAACCTTTTCGATGTCCTCGCCGCGCACCTTGAGGATGTAGGGGACGATGCTCGACGGGTGCGAGGGGTCCGAGAGGACTTCGGACGCAATCTCAATGAGTTCGTCCATGAGGTCTTGCACCGTGCCGCCGGGGTTGCCCTTGCGGTCGGGGAGGTCGAACGTGTCGGGGATGAGGAGGAGCCCGGCCCCGGCGAGGCGGGAGTCAAGCTCGGCGCTCTCGCGCTTTTTGATGGTGTGCAGGATGTTCAGGTCGGGAATGGCCGCCCTGAACGGGCTGTCGGCTTCGCGGGAGTGCTTGGGGTGGGGGGTCCACACCCGCATCACCACGTCCCGGCCCTTCTCTTTCTCGGTGCCGGGGTCGAGTTCGGCGGCGCCGCCGCCGACCATCGGCGGCCGGTCGCACGTCAGCGTCGTCCCGCCGCCGCCGCCCTTCTTTTTCTGGAAGTCGAACGCGCTCACGATGTACCACCGGTCACGGTCGCCATCGACGCGGGCCGCTTCGCCTACCTGGTAGTACTCCCCGCCCACGAAGAGGTTGAGCGCGGCAAGGCGGATGTTCTCGCGCCGGTCGTCGCCGACCCCGAACGGGGAGGCGACGTAGGGGCGAAGCTCCGCTTCATCGGCTTCGCCTTCAATCTCACCGGTCTCGGGGTCGAGCCGGGCGATGTAGAGGCGGCACCGCGAGACGGCGTTGGCGACGGTGTTGGCGACGAACCGGGACGCGCCGATCACGTCATAGAGGTTCCATGCTTCGTTCTGCCACTCGGAGGGCTTGACTTCCAGCTTCGTCCCGGGGCGCCCGTGGAGGGCCATGGCCGCGGCCACCATCGAGGATCGGGACCGTATAGCCGTACTCCGTGCCATGCGCCCGCCCCCCGCGTCCCGGCTTACCTGGTGCTAGTGGCGAGCATACCCGCCGCCAGCGCCAGCGCGGCAACGATGATCGCCCACCCCGCGGCGGGCGCGGCGTACCCGGCGGCGGCGACACCGGAGGCGAGCGGGCCACCGGCCCATGCGTCGAACGTGGCCAGTGCGGCGGCCACCCACACGCTCACGCACCAGTCGCAGTTGATGAGGACGGCGAGGGGGCGGGTGGCGGTGCGGCGGTCGGCCCACTCGGTGACGCGCTCGCGCGGGGGCCCGGTGATGGAGTCGGTGGTGACCAGGTGGGTGAGCCGCGCCGCAGCAAGCGTGTTCAGGAGGAACCACGCGGTGAAGAGGAGCACGAGCGGCACGGTGACGTTCATGGGACAAGCGTACGGCCCCACGCGGGTGCGCGGGGCCGTGACCGAAGAGGACGCCAGTCTACCGGGCGGCGCTGGCGGGGTCGAGGAGTTTGCGAAGGTAGGTCTTCGCGCGCTCGGAGCGGATGGCGGCGGCGTCGGGGTCGCCCCAGAACACGCGGGAGTGGCGCTCGGCGAGGCCGGAGAACCGGGTGATGGTGCCGACGACGGCTTGGACTTCGGCGGCGTCGGACTCGGGAAGCCGGGCGTCGGCGTAGTTGAGGATGACGCGGATGGTGCTGGCCGCCTCGAAGTAGAGCACGTACGACTCGGGGTTGCGGTCGGCGGCGCGGCAGACCACGGGGAGGTAGTCGAGCGCGCGGGAGAACTCGGGGAAGTCGGTGACGGTGATGGGCTTCATGGCGGGGCTCCTATCGGTTCGAGGCGGCGTGGTCGGCTCGCTCGGCGAGGACGCCGATGAGGATGAGCGCGGCGGGGGCGACGGCCACCACGGCGAGGATGACGGCGATGACCACGTGTCCCATGATCGCGAACCCGATGGTGGCGAGGAGCGTGGCGATGAGTCCTCGGATGGCGCTGGCGGTCTTGGCGTTCATTTCGAACCTCCCTTGTTTGCGTACGTCTACCGTAACACACAGGGGAGGGGGGCCGTGCACCGGCCCCCCTCCATCGCTACCCGGCGGGCGCGTACACCGGCCCGTAGCGGTGCTCGAACGACTGGGCGGCCCGCCGCGCGCCAGGCCGGGTGGTGTACCGACGCCGGTACACCTCCACCGGGCCGCCCTTGGGGCCGCGGAGGTGCACGATGAGGCTCGCGCCGTCGTAGTGCTCGGTGATCCGGTAGTCGTGCGCCTTCCCGCGGGCGGTGAACACGTTCACCTCTTCGCGGTCCCTCACCCATTCCAGGGTCACCGACCGTGCCTCCGGCACCGCGGGCACCGTCGGGGAGACCGGGCCCCCCGCGTACTCCACGGTGACCTCCACATCGTCCAACGCGATGTCCAACAGGACGGCCCACGCCCGCACCGCGCGCTCGGCGTCCGGGCCCGTCACGCTGTAGCTCACGCCGTCGTAGTCGTCGGCGAGGACCCACGCGCCGCCGCCGTGCGAGAGCCACGCTTGCGGCTCCTGTGCGCGGCCGTGGCCGCCGGTGATGAGCGCGGTGGCCTTCCCGGGCTCGGTGTGGTCGAGCCGGGCCACGACGGGCTCGACGGGCTCGGGGCGAGGGGTGTGGCGGGCGCACTCGGTGGCGCCGGGCTCGGCGTCCTCGTAGCACGTGAACGCCCGGCACTTGCCCGCCCGATCGGCGGCGGCGATGAACGCCCCCCACGCGTCGTCGGCGGCGAGCCGGTCGGCGTCCTCGCCGGTCTCCTCCAACCGCTCGGAGGCGCGCATGTACGCCTTGCGGGCGTCGGCATAGGCGAACCCGAGCACGGCGTCCTCTACGGTCCCGGTGACGGGCCGCTCCGGGGTCCACCAGGCGGCGCCAAGGGCGGTGTTGTGCTCGACGTGCTCGCCGTCGTTCACACACGGGTAGCCGATGCCGTCGACCACGGTGCGCTCGGGGCACTCGTAGCGGCGCAGCTTCGGGGCGTCGGCGTCGGTGATGGGGTCGAACCACCGGCCGCCGAGTTCGGTGTCCTCCACGAAGTACTCGAAGGACTCCACCGCCGAATAGGCCACCTGGCGGCGGCGGTCCATGGAGGTGAGCATGACACCCTCGCTCCCGGTGCCCGCGATGGCGCCGGAGCGCACCACGCCGTTCGTGGTGTAGAGCTGGACTTGGGCCCCGACGGGGAGGGCGGCGAGCTCGGCGGCGTAGGTGGCGGGGGCGCTGGCGGGCTCCTCCACCGGTGCGGGGGCCGGGGCGGGCTCGGGGTCGATGTCGCTCGTGTCGTCGTGCTCGGGGCAGTAGGAGCGGCCGTCGGCGCACGGGCTGTCGCACCCGAAGACCAGGCACCGGCCCACGGCGTCGGCGGCGTCGCGGTACGCCTCGTAGAACCGCTCGGCGCGCTCCTCCGCGACGGCGATGCGGGGTTCGTCCTCGAAGTTCTCGGAGGCTTCGAGGAGGTCGGCGGCGTGGCGGGCGTGGTTCTGCGCCACGGTGTACGCGTCGGCCATCGCGCGGGCGGCCGCTTTCTCGCAGTTCTTGCAGAGGGTGCGGCTCCCGGCGGTGCGGGCGTCTTCGAGGACGGCGGCGAGGGAGTCGGTCTCGTCGCCGGTGACGCCCATGGTGTGTCCGGTGCGGGAGAGGGCGGGGCACGCGCTGGTGGCGTAGTAGCCGACGACGCCCGTGGTCTGCGAGTTGTCAGCGGCCGGGCCGGTGGAGCGTTCGGGGATGCCTTCGATGTGGTTGGTGGAGCGGGTGTAGCGGATGCGGTAGGTCATTTCGATGCCCTTCATGTTTGCGTGGGAATACCGTAACACATGCGGGGGCGGGCACAGGAACGGCCCCCCACCCGAAGGGCAGGGGGCCAATTCAGCGCGTCAATCCCGAATCTGCGGGAGATTTGATCACCGCCACCCTACCGCGTGCCGCAGGTGCCACCGGTACAGCGCGCGCGAGTACTGGCGCCCCGCGAGGGACCGCCACTGGCGACCGGCCCGGCGAAGCCGCTCCGGCACCGGCGCCACGTAGTGGGCGTAGTCGGCGCCGTCGAGCCGACCCGCCCCGCGCGCCGCGCTGGCGTACCCGGCGAGGGCGACCGTGGCGCGCTCGATGCGCCATTCGATCACCGGGTTCTGCACGGCGTTCACCATGCCGCCGGAGGCGATGTCGGCGAGGTCGTCGGCGAGCGCGGCGATGTACGGGAGGCGTTCCCACGCGCCCACGGTGAAGACGGCTTCGAGCTTCGCGGGGACGGCGGCGACGTGGCGCCATGCGGTGATGGCGTTGCGGTCGGCTTCGTCCACCTGGTCGAGCGCGTCGGCGGCGCCGGGGTACTCGTGGAACAGCCTGTAGTGCCGGAGCCCGTCGGGGCCGAGCGGCCACCGGGCGATGTCGTTGATGAGGTCGGCGACGTAGATGCGGTCGTGTCCTTGCTGCGCCAGGACGGCGCGCTCGGCGTCGGTGACGCCGAGCGCGGCGAGCCGGTTGAACTGTGCGGTGGTGGGGAGGTGGCCCACGGCGGGCTCCTAACTTGTTTGCGTTGGTGCGGTCGGGGTTCGGTGCTTTGATGGTCAGTCGCAGACGTGGAGTTTCGCGGTCCACTCGCGGCACCGGTCGGCGGGGGCGCCGTAGTGCTCCGATTCGTCGCGGAGTTCTTTGAGCCGGGCCGGGATGTCGGCTTCGACCTTCTCGCGGTCGGTGCCGGACTCGACCTCGCGGCCGTCGAGGAACCAGGTGTAGACGGTGTACTCGACCGGGCCCGAGTGACCGGCGACGGCGGTGGGGACGGTGTGCACGGTGACGGTGATGCCGTTGGGCTTGTCGCGCCACAGCACGGTGTGGCGCCCTCCCTCGCACGTCTCGGCGGTCTGGTCGGCCCGCCACGTCACGGTCCCGGCGAGCGCGTAGTGGGTGAGGTGCGTGCCGCCCTTCTCGCATCCGAAGGTGTTGCGCCAGCGCGTGAACCGGGCTTGGCAGGGGTGGGCGTCGACCAGGCGCGCGCACCGCTTGCACGTGACCTCAAGGGAGGTCATGACGGCGCCTTCGGGGCGGGAGGTGCCGCACAGCGGGAACGAGCGCCAGCGGGACGGGCGCTCGCCGGTGGCGGCGATGACCTTGACGGCTTGGGCGTGCACCACATGGCGGGAGCCCTTGAAGCCGTCGGCGGTGAGGTTGAGCCGGAGTTGGTCGGTGGCGTAGAAGTCCATGACTGTCCTTTTAGGATTCGATGCCGAGGAGCGCGGCGAGCCGGTCGATGGGGATGCGGGCGGTGTCGTCGTACACGTTGTAGTTGAACGCCGCCTCCTCGCCGACGCGCTCGCGCCAGACGGCGCGGACGCGGGCGGCGACGGCTTCGAGCCGGTGGCGCTCGCGCTCGACTTCGGCGGCCCGCTCGCGGTCGGCGTCGGCGTCGCGGTCGATGGCGGCCAGCGTGCTGTCCCACTCGCCGATGAGGTCTCGGGATTCGATGATGGTGATTTCCACGCCTTCGGGAGCGGAGGACGCCAGCGCGGCCACGGTGTCGGGGCTGAGAGCGCTGGTGCCGTTGACGTGGAACCACGTGCGCAAGGTCTTGGCGCTCGCTTCGTAGCGCCCGCGGCTGTAGCGCTCGACGCCGACGGCGGCGAGGAGTCCCCACCGCTCGGAGGTGTATCCGTAGCGGCCGCCGCGGCTCCCGGCCCGGGTCTCGGTGACGGGCTCCCACGTGATGCGGCGGCGTTGATCGTCCATGGTGCGCCCGCCGGTGGTGCGCTTCCACAGCGTGGCGGTGTCGAGCACGTAGGCGGGCCGGAGCGAATGCCCCTTGCCCTTGGCGAGAAGCGTTCCGGTCTGAATGTCCTTGCGTTGCATGGCGTTCCTTTCGGGTTGGTGGGCCGGGCGCCCCCAGCGTGCGCCCGGCCCGGTGGGGCTACGCGGCGAGCGTGAGCATGTCGGTGCCGAGCTGGCGCATGGCCGCTTCGGCTTCGGCGAGCTGGTCTTGCAGCGCGGCGAGCTGGCGGTACTCGGTGAGTTCGAGGTCGGCGATGGCGGCGCGGGCGGTCTCGGCGCGCTCGACGGCGAGCGCGAGGGCCCGGCGGTAGTAGTCGGTCGCTTCGGTGCGTGCGGCCTTCGCGGCGGCGCGGGAGGCGGTGCGCTTGGCGACGGCGGCCGCGCCGGGCATGAGGGCGTAGGAGCCGCGGGTGATGACCTCGCGGATTTCGTCGCCCCAGCGGTCGCGGCCGCCGGTGACGCGCCAGGCGATGAACCACACGCGTCCTTCGATGGGGTCGGTGGTCACGTCGGCGATGACGCGGCGTGCGGAGTTGGGGGTGTTGAAGTAGGTACGCGACCACGAGCACGCGCGGTCCGGATCGGCCTTCCAGGGCTTGGCGGTGGCGATCATTTCGTGAACCTCCCTTGTTTGCGTGTGCATAGCGTATCACTTGGCAGGGGTCGGGAAGGGAGGGGGGTGGGTGTTGACGTGGGACGTGTTACGGTAGTCCTACGCAAACAAGGGAGGTTCACAATGAAGGTTGCCTTCGGCACCGGCGAGGACGGCGCGGGACTGGCCGTCTACACCACCGACAAGCACGAGCGCGGCGGTGTCAAGCACTGGCGCCGCATCCGCATGGCCCGCTACACCACCTACACCCCGATGCTCCGGCGCGAGGTCCACGAATACCGCATCCTCATCACCGAGCACGGCGACGACGGGTTCTACAAACTCCTCGCCGACGGCGGCGTCTCCACCTTCCGGGCCGCGCTCGACGTGCTCGGCAAGGCACTCACCACCGCCATCGCCGACGGCTTCGCCAGCAAGGCGGACATGGAGCGCATCCCCGTCATCTAAGATCGGCACGTCAATGCGGTACGAAGGGGCCCCCGACAGGCAAGCGGGGGCCCCTTCCGCGTGCCCGGAAGGCGCCTCATTTCAGGGCTCATCCTGTCCGCCAGCGCCGTTGTAGAGCGCCGCGCACGGCGAAGCGCCCCCGGGCATATGCCGGGGGCGCTGGCGGGGCCGCAGCGGGGTCTACACGCCGCGCACGCCCGCCTCCCGGAGGGCTTTCGTCCACCGGCGGTACGCGGCGCGCTCGCGCGGCTCGGAGGCTTCGGGGTCGGCGGCGACCCACACGCAGTCGGTGAGGGCGGCGAGCTGGTCGGCGGTGCCGGTGACGCGGAGCGAGGAGCCCCGGCCAGGCTCGACGGTGAGCCCGTCGAGCGCGTCGGTCCCGTCGGTGATCACGGTGAGCGCTCCGGGGAACGTGACGGTGATGGTCTCCAGTTCCCCGTTCAGGTAGCGGTGCCACAGCTTCGAGGCGGCGGCCCATCGGGCCATGGGGAGCACGCCCGGGGCGCGGAAGGTTTTGGACAGCTCGCGCATGTCCACGCGTCCCGTCTCTTCGAGGCCTTGCATGATCGCGAGCTGTTCGGCGGTGGCGGGGGCGTCCTCGGTGATGGGGGCGGGGGCGGGGAATTCGCCGTGGAGGTAGCGGACCCACAGTGCCCATGCGGCGGTGTCGGCGTCGGCGTTGCCCATGCCTTCGGCGCGGAAGGTGTCGCACAGCTCGGAGTAGGCGCCCTGGCTTTCGGCGGCGAGGAGGTGCAGGATGCGGATGCGCTCGGGGGTGGCGGTGTCGGTGGCGTTGGTGGTGTTCATGGCGGAACCTCTCTCGTTTGCGTATGAATACTGTAACACGGTATGCGGGGCGGTATGAAAGCGGGGGCCCCGTCGGGCCCCCGCCGGGTCGCTTAGGAGAGGCGCGCGAGCTTGTTGGAGGTGTGGTGCCGCCCGTCCTCGAAGGTCTCGTGGCGGGTGAGGACGCACCACGCGGGGTCGAGCTGGAAGGCGCCACCGACCAGCGCGGGCCGGAAGTCGGAGGCGGCCGCGGCCACCTGGTAGTCGTAGAGGTTGAACGTCTTCGTGTCCCGGCGCACCTCGGTGTTGCGGTCGGTGGCGAAGTTGACGCCGCCGAAGCCGGAGTGAAGCGATTCGTCGGTGACCTCGATGTCGACGGTGATGAGGACCGATGCCGCCGAGAACGAGCCCTTGCGGACCAGGCGCACCGCGTAGGTGCCGGGGAGC